TAGTTGGTGGCACATATTCAGTAGTCTCAAAATTATTACTATCTCCATTCGCACAAGATTGATTATTTTCTAAGTCTCCACAAGATGCCATCTCCCAATAAAAAGTACCAGTCTGAATAAAAGATTTATCTAAGGTATAAGTTCTTGCATCTATATCATTAATAACAACTCTTGTCCAAGTTTGATTATCGTAACTGTAATTAATATGAAACTCTACAACATCTATTTCTCCAGCTTCATATTCCCAAGAAAAATAAACATCTTCCCCACCATAATTTACAGATACATTAGTTGGAGCATTCGGAGCAGTGATTGGTACAGTGCTTGAAGTCGTGCTAGAGCTCGTTGTAGAGCTGGTTGTAGTTGTTGTGGTAGAAGTATCGTTACAAGTGCTACTAGGTGCAGTCCAGTTCTCTGAACTTACGAATGGCTCTTGATTAGGAATAGTTATAGTTTGTTCAGCTGTTAATGTACTAAAGCTGTTATCAGTATCATTATCTGCACGAATCTTAGTTCTAAAAGTACCATAAGGATTCTCAAAGTAAGTTTGTAAATCTTCTAAAGAGAAAACATGATATTGCCAAGTCAAGTTTGTGCCATGACCAAAAGAAGTGGAGATACAAAATGCAGTAGAAGTATCTAAAGCACTATCGCTTATATCAAACCATATTGTGTATTTCTCTGGTGGGCTATCTTCAAATCCATCAGAAGAATATATTCCAATGGTCAAGTCTCCAGTTGTACTATCTAAAGCTATTGACTGGTCATAAGGTGGTTGTGTTGGCACATGGTCAGCGAACACTGGAGAAGGTGTAATTAAAAATAGAACTAAAAGATAATTAAATAGTTCGTTAATCCTTCTCGCCACATCTATTTATCTCCGCAACAACCGCTACCGCAACAATCCATTACTTACCTTCTTCGAATGTGTATTTTGGCTTGGCTTGTTCTAGCCCATTTTGAATTACGCTCAAAGCTGATGACATGAATGCCACGCCAATTAGCTCAATCATGTTTGCATCTATGATTCCACTTGAGTTAGCAAGATACAAAGAGATTGCAGATTGTAGTCCAGTTCTGAATGCTTTACTTAAAATAAATTTCCAATATTCTTTATTTTTCATAATCTCCTATTCTTCTTCATGCATCTTACCACCAATTTGCACGACATTATAATTTCGACAATTTTTATTCATGCAAGAGTAAGTCGGCTTGGTATTTACTAGATTGTATTCCAGTGGTTGATTGCAAGTAGGGCAGTTAATTATCAAGTAATATTTTTAACTGTGAATACTGCACTCCTTAAGTTTTTTAGTTCTTTTAATATTTTGTCAAACTTATCATCAATGACTTTTGTTAAGACAACATCTTCAGTTGCTTTGTTAGATGGCATTGGCTTGTCATCAAGATTTATATTTGAATATTTGATTGTAACTTTTTCTCCAGCAAGCAAAGCATCTCTGACTTTTGGATACATTTTCTTATATGCATCTCCAGAGCCACCAACAAATCCATCTTTGCCTTTATCTAAATCTTGTTGGGTCTCTCCTACAAGTAAGCAACCAGCTGTATGTTCATCTGTATTACCAGTGTGAATAAGAATGTATTTAAAGTTTGGTACATCTTGAAGCTCCAACATTCCTTTATGCCAGTCAGCTCCATAGCGTGATGTATATTTAGAATCAAAACCACCAACTGTTCTGAACTTAATTTCATATTCTCCAAGTGGTATTGCACTTTCTTTCATGACCTTACTGCCTTCTCTAACTTGGTCTTCGAGAGTGAAGCATTCAAAGACTCCATCAATAAACAGCATGCCATTGGTTGCATCGGCACCAAACTGAGTTCGTACTACATCAAGTTTCATATTTCCACCTTCTTATTATGTTATATTAATCTCAAAATTTATTGGTTTCTTGCATAACCTAAATAACTTTTAAGTAATGCTCTGTATTCTTTTTTTGCTAATGATATTGAACGCCCATCATATAAATCGTGATGTAACTTACACAACATAGCTACATTATCTATATCGTATTTTCTTGTTTTAGAACCGCCCATACCAATATCAACCAAGTGTGCCATCTCTAGTCTTTGATTGTAATTATTACAATCTGCCCATTCGCATCTGTTATTGGCTCGTTCTAATGCGATTTCTCGCATTTTTTGGAGTTCTGTCATTGTTCTTTATGAAATTTATTACGCCAGTATTTATTAAATATTTTACCTTGCAGTAATAAATCATTTTGCAATATTCTTTTATTAACTTTTTTATTTTCTGATTGTTCTATAAAATTACTTTTAAATATTTCTCTTTTATAAGGTACATGCACTACTAATGGAGTTCCTTGTTTAATTACAAAACTCTCTTTTTTCTTTACTAAAACAAAGACACTAAAACTATGCACCCTATCAGCATGCCAAGTACCATTTACCAAATCGTAATTTTCATTATCGTTAAATAAAATTGTTTCTTGTCTAATGCTATAACCTTTTGGAACTACAACACGATAAGGAAGTGTTATTTTCAAAGTTAAAAAATATTTATTATTTGGTATATGTTCTGTAAGTTGTTTTGGATTATGATATTCCATTTCATTATTACCAGCGTGTACTGTATATTTTTTATGTATTAGTGTGGTATTTGTTCGCCATTCCCAACTGTCAGTATCCTTTATATAATCAATTTGATAATCTTGACTTGCAAAATTTACAAAACCATTAGCGTATTTATCAACAAAGCTTGGACAACTTTTTACAGTTTTTATATCTTTATCAAAAGCTTTTAAATCTCTAAACCATTTAGGGATTACTTTATGAATTGGTTGCGGGTGTAATTCTGGTGTATTTAAAATGTATTCGTTTTTAGTTGTATAATATATGTTTTTCATATATTAATTTTAGTCAGCAGTATTAATTAACTTCCAATTACTATTTTCTTCGTCCCAAATATATTCAGCATTTGGTGTATTAGGGTCAGCAATAGGTGCTTCCCATTCAAAATCTGAATTTAATGTCCAACTTTCATAAGGTTTTGGTCTAATAAAAATATCGTTTACTTCATCATAAGTAAAACCTATTCCAGCGTATTCTTTACGAATATTATTATTAAAAGAAGTTTGTTTCCAAACTGTATCATCGCCATGTATATTTTTTAAATAATCAATTCCCTGTTGTTCATTTTCATTTTCTGTACCATCATCAAGAATTGAATTATCAATAACCACAATAGTTTCAACAACATTGTTATCGTCTAGTTTTGCAAAGTGTGCCATTATGATAACACCAAAGTCCCAGAAGATGTCCACATGTAAACTGAAAAATCGTTATTTGTCCATGATTTAGGGCTACCAGTTGTAGAGACTGAAAAATCACTTGTTGCAGTAGTAGGAAATCTAACAATGACAATACCGCTACCACCAGCAGAGCCTCCCGGATTTGTACCGTTAGCGCTACCACCAGCACCACCGCCACCGCCACCATAATTTGCTTTTCCTGCCGACGGTACTCCTACATCGGAACCGTTATATGCACCATTTCCATTATTTGCACCACCACCATAAGAATAAGACGAACCGTATGTACCACCAATGTCATCACGATGATAACCACCGGCACCACCTCCGCCGTATGCTTCACGGTTTATTACACTGTCGCCAAAATCTGCTCCCATAGTAATAATTGTTGTAATACCACTTCCGCCGTGTGTTACCGACCCAGTTCTTTTATTATTTGATGTTCCCGAACCATCATGACCTTGTTCACCAGCACCACCACCGCCAGCGCCAGAACCGTTTGTATTCCAACCGCCAACTGTATCGCCACCTGCAAAACCTTGATTAGCAGTACCAGCACCACCTGTAGTAGCACCTTCGCCACCACCACCGCCAGAACCACCAGTGCTTGCATTAGCATATCCACCACCAGATGCAGTTATGTCGCCAAAAACACTATCAGAACCATTTACCCCTTTAGCACCACCGCCACCAACTGTTACAGTATATGTGCCAGTTGCCATAGGATATAAAGGTTCGTCAGTTAAAATAAAATTTCCACCGCCGGATATTGCGGGTACATTGGTGCGGATACCTCCGCCACCGCCACCGCCTCCGCCCATCCAACCACCTGAAACGGTACCACCGCCACCGCCGGCTACGACGAAATATTGAAAATAATTTCCTTTTAATCTATTTTCACTAAATAAGCGGTTTATATCATCTATTGAATAAACACCATTATTCTCTAATATGTGCGGATATGGTCTATTACCTACTACTTTCATTAAAAAATTCTCCTTTAGGTTATTTCAACATAAGATACAAAAAAATCTATATCTCCGCTAGCACTAGCTAAACTCTGTATTTTATCAGTTGCTTCAAGATTAGCTTTAGTCTCTCCAAGAAGTTCAATCGAAGAACCAGCTGGTACATTTACACCTTTTGCAATGTAAGCAGTTCCACTAGTTCCATCTTGAATTTGAACATCAACAGTTGCATCATTAGTTCCATCTACATTCGTAGCACGAATTGAATAAACAATCGCAGATGTAGAAGCACTAATAGCTGGTACTAAATCTGCTAAAGATGTTCCGGCTTGTTGATAACCATTCTTATAAGTTTCTGCCATATTTTTTTCCTTTCTAGCTTAAAGCCAATACTAAACCAACAGAAGTTCCACCACCACTAGCTATTTGGCTAGGGTTAACTTTATAAATTGTATTGTCTGTTGCATCTTCTAATATTAATAAATCATTTGCAGTATCAACTGTGATGCCAGTACCATCAGTCAATTGACTTGGGTCAACAGTTAGGGTAGATGTAAAAGCACCACTAGTAGCTGTTGCTCCACCAGATAAGCCAGAAGTTGCAGAAGTAGTAATTGTAACTGCTGTAATGTCTCCATCGCCAATAAAGTTAGTCCAAGCTGAACCATCATAAAATTGTAATGTGTTTGTATCCTTTAAAAAACAGAACATACCTTCTGCATCATTAGTTCCTAAAGCTGTATCTCTAGCACTACTATCAGCATAAACTTGTATAACTTGGTCTTGGATAAATGTCTGAAATGTTGTTGCATCTATCAAATCTCCAGTTGCGTATGTTTGCCAACCAGCTCCCGCCATATTTTATCTCCTTAGTATCTCTTTTATCATAGCATTAACCATAAGCAAATCTAGTTCCAACTCCAAGAAGTGCTTGACCAAGTACCCAAGAAGCAGTGCCTGCTGGGCTACATGTCAGACTCCAATTCCAAGTTTGAGATGAAGCATTTACAGAATGTGTAATTGATTCTATAAATAGTTCATCACTAAAAGTGCTTCCATCTGTATTTACTATATTAACAGTAATTCTATCGCCAATCTCTCTTCCAAGAGCTTGAGCCCAGATACTTGTATTTTGTCTAGGATTTATTGTAAGACCATCAATTCTAATTATTGGAATAGCAGTCTCAGATAACTTCTGTTGAATAATACCAAAGACATCACCATCAGTTGTATTTATTGTTGTCTCAGAAGAACCTAATGCAGTAAATCTCTGGATTGAATCTGAGTCAGCAATGTATTGAGTAGTACCACCAGAACGAGTCCAAGAGTATGAGTTGATTACTTCATTATCATCAAAAGATACAACTACATCTGTATATGGAAGATTAGAACCACTATTATCAAAAGTTGCTTGTGATGTTGTTGCAAGTGCATTAGTAAATTTATAAGCTCTATTTCTAAATGTTGCTTTACCATCTGCACTCATAAAGAACTGACCATTCTCTGCTTTTTCACAATCCTTTAGTGCTGTTAATACATTAGTTGTAATTGCTTGTGATATAACATTTTTAGTTCCAGTGTTGATTGTTCTCTCAGCACTAGGGAATCCTATTGAGTTTAATATTCTTGATACTCTTTCAGAGCTTAACTCTTGCTCATCTCCATAACCGAGTCTTGTTGTTTGACCTAGTTCTGTAAAACCAGCTCTTCCAACTCTCCAACCAACTGATTGCAATGTCTGGCTTTGAAATAATCTGAATGCATCAATCGCAGTAAATGTAACAATAGAGTCCGCACCTTCTGCTAGGAACTTTACTGGTACAACATCTAAGAACCCACGAAAAATAACATAAGTTGATGAATCATAAATAGCAGATACTTTAACTTGCTTTAATGGTTGTATCTTTGTTCTGTTATTAGCTGAATCATAAAAGTAAGTTGTCTGACTTGGATTGAATCTATTATCTTGATTTGAAACTGAGAAGGATAATGTACCAGCTCTAAAGTCTCCAAGTTCGTGAGACCTACCACGAGAAATATCAAAATATCTTACATAAGTACTTATATCTGTAAATGATTGACTTGCATCAAAAGGTTCAGAATCGAATGCAACTTCTACTTTAATATCAACATTAGAGTCGAAACTTGCTGGCATTAGAAGACAACCCTTTGCCCATTCCTTTTTGCTCTGTTCAAAGCATCAATAATATCTAGTGCTTGTTCATTAGGGCTCTTACCTTCAACAGTTATATTCTGATGAATAACAACTGCATTATTTCTAGCAAGTGCTTCCATACCAGAACCAGCTCGACGAGAAGATGTTGCTTTATCTGGAATTACTATATCTTCTGTTACTTCATTACCACTCGTATCAGTTTTTTTCGAGCCATCTCCGCCACCGCCACCACCGCCAGAAGGTGGTGGAATATTTGAACCAGTAGCAATAGCATTAGCCATATTTATCAAATCTTGTAGTTTCATTCCAGTAGATTCAATCAGTTGAGCCATAGCATCTTCAAAAGCACCTAAAGCATTTAGATTTGTTAATGCATCATCTAATTCTTTTTTAGCCATTGCTATTTCTAGTAAATTCTCTGGAGTCTTTGCAGT